AATCTTACCACACGCAAAGTTATTAAATAACATTGTATGGTATCCACCTTTCATAATCCTTAGTGATAAATCCGTATCTTCATTGAATCTACCTCTCCAGGCATATTCTGGATAGATATCATTAGCCAATAGAATACAGGAATAGACCCTAGTATTATGATAGTAAGGTGGTCGCTTTGTAGTTGCTGGTAAGAAGTAACTATAGTTTAAGCCTGACATTTTTACATCTGTATATCTATCAGTAAATTCTTCACTAGCACTAAAGCACGTTCCGTCTGTTATCTTAATCTTTGCATTCTTATGGAGTCTATACATATGCTGTATATTATCATCAAGAATCCAATGTCTTTCTGCCCCTGTTGAACATGCATGTTCCCAAACAAAGTTACGGACTGGAATAGAACCTTCACCTAGATTTGAAAATGGAGTAACTAGAATATTGGCTGGGTCAATGACTGCAGCGTAATCATTATATTCTTGTGGTTCAACTACTATAGTATAAGGAGTGCCATTTGCTTCTAGTGTCTTAACTGTAAGTCTAGTGTCAGCACGGCCCTTAGATATAATATAGATTGGATATTTTGGTTGATTACCTGCCATCTATTCCTCCTTGATAAAGATTCCGTCTACCATCTTTCCCTTTCGGTCTTTAATATCATTGTAAGCTACTTCTAAACATCTATCAATAGTAAGATTATTTCTCATTGCAATGTTGATTAGTACTACCATACAATCACCGATATCATCTGCAACATCTTTACCCTTACATACATTATCAGAAAGTTCACCGACTTCCTGAATCAGTTTACATACTTGGTCTTTATCAGTCGCGCCATCAATAAGATTTCTGTCTTGATGCCACTGGCCAATTTTCTGGACCCATTCACCTGTTCGTGCACTTGTATTCATTAGACTATGATATCCGTATTTGGTGTAATTAAAGTTGATTTAGGCTTAAGTTGTGCCTCAATCTGTTGTACTAATTCATCTAATGGGTCAGCAACAAACAGTACAAATTGTTTATTGATTTTAAGACCATCTTTAGCATTCTTAGTGTATGGCATAAATGGCATGAAAGCAATCTTACCTTCTCCGCCTGGGATTAATATAAATCCATTTTTAATAATATAAGAGTTGTCATTTTCTGTAACATCTCCGATGATTTCTTCTCCTGATGAGATTCTAACTAGTTTCATAATATTTCCTTAGTGTGTTAATATGTATATTATACTATACTTTTCCATAAAAGTAAAGTGTTTTATCCAAAAAAGTCCTCTAAACTTGAAGTTTCTTCGGTATTCCATCCAATCGCCTTGAAGATAGGTTCAATAGGGTCAAGGAATGTTTTTTGAAATTGGGTCTCATAATCTATATAGTGTTCCAATTCGAACTCTTTTGGGAGATACTGCATGAAACCGATTACGTTTTCTTTGATAGGGTTAGGCGATTTGAGATATATAAATTTAATCTTCTCGCCATTCTTGATTGGCTGATACTTTTTGGTAAGACTTTTATTCTTTAACATTCTGTTATGGAGTAGAGCAGCACGAACATGCATTGGGCAACCTTTCTTGTAGATGGTCTGCATATTTGAATACTCTGTGACATTACTAACTCCACGTGGGAATGCAATATCATGTGCAGGTAATGTTTGGAAGTAATCTTTAAATTGTAATATTGCCTTTTGGTTATCACTCTCGGAACCTTTCATAATAACTTTGAATAATTCTTTAAGAGCATCACGGCATGGTGCAGGGGTAGAAGATTTGATGGCCTCGATACCCATGATTTTTAGTTTTGGTTCTTTATATCTAACACCTTCATTGTCATGGACATTAAGGATATATCTTTTCTTTGCAGTCCATATTGCACGGTCTGCAATGGCCTCTCTCTTCATAACCATACGATTATCAATGCCACCCATACAGTCGAACAGTTCTTGATATGCCTGACTAAGGACTGGTTCTAGTTTTTCACTAGCAACTTTATCAAGAAAGTCAACAGGATTGGATGGGTTGACCTGTTCGACCAATGGGCCTAGATTGACATAGAGCGAGTCTGTATCAATGGCAATAATATAATCTGTGTCTGTGTTCATTACTTTATTTAGGTATTTATTTAGTGCGACTTCTGCCCATCGGATAGTCAACTGACCAGAGAGTGTAATGGCCTCTGCAATACGTTGGTCAAAGAAACGGAAGTACTTGTTACCCATAGCACCATAAAGGGAGTTAAGTAGAATTTTAATAGCCATCTGTTGATTTTCTGCCACAGATATTCTACGTTCAATATCATATAGTTTCTGTTTATCTCCAGGGACTACATTCTGTAATTCTTTCTGAGCCTCAATCATCTGTTTCTTGATTACAACACGTTCACTATATAAATCATCTACTAGAGTAGGCATCATGCCCTTCTTATCACTACTGAAGCACTGACCATTACCACCTACAGCATGACCATCTCGTTCAAAGGTATAACCATCTAGTATCTTATCAATGTTAATAGGTAAGACTTCACCATTCTGAATTGTCTCGGGTGACATATTATACTGCATGATGATTGATGGATATAGTGAATTAAGGTCGAATGATACCACGTGTTCGTGTAAACCAACTACTGGGTCTTTAACATAACCGCCTGGGTAATTAGTCTTAATCTTATTCTCGGAGAATGGCATTGCAATCTTTCGGTCATTTAGATATCTGTAAATAATAGTATCCCAGATTGCAGTAACTCCGAATGTATCTGAATAGTTAACGCCACCTTTATAAGCCATGGTTAACATAAGAGTAATAAGACCCATCTTATCTTCTAGTCGGTCAACCAATTCAACGTCTTTAATATTATAATCAATGAATTTTTGGTGGTCATTTTTGTATAGACTGTGAAGTGAGCCATATTCTTCATAAGATAGTTTCTTCTCGCCTAGAATTACGTGAGCAATATGATTAAGAGCATAAGATTCTTGGGCTGTGTAAGTATACTTCTGAAATAATTCCATGTAATCTGCATGACCAATACCCTTGATATCAAAGACAGTTTGTTCTCTGTTCATTTTACGGGCAGTTCTTCGGTCAACCATACCCCATGGCGATAGTCTTTTAGGAGCATCGTCGCCAAGTAATCTGATTGTTCTATTAACAATGTATGGTATATCAAAGTACATAGTGTTCCAGCCAGTAATAATATCTGGGCACTGACTTGGTAAAGACCAATGATTGATAAACTTGTTTATTAAATCTACTTCGGATATGCAGTGTTCATATACAACACGGTGCGATTTCATATAGGTCTTATCTACATCAAAATCACCAAGACCCCATACATAATAAGTATTGTCAATATTGTTCTTCATTGCAATAGATATGATAGGGTGTTCTGCTTGTTCGGGTTCTGGGAAACCATCATCTGATGCAACCTCAATATCGATTGAAGTTACGTTAATTAGGTTACGATTGAATTCAATTTGACCAGGGAACTGGTCATTGATAAACTGAGAGATGTATCTGTCGTTGCCAAAGATTTCTCTACCAGCAGTATGTTTGTTAACATCCATCCAATCTTTTGCCTCTCGCATAGAATCGAATTTGATAGGGGCACATGGAGTACCATCAAGCGATGTCCAATCTCCTTGCGGAGTGTTTACGAATAAGGTGGGTTTGTATTTGATACGTTTTTGTACTTTCTTGCCATTTTCATAGCCTCGATAAAGTAACATATTCGCATATCTAGTGACGTTTGTATAAAAATTCATATAGTCCAATCCATAATTTATTAAGTATATTATACTACAATTCACACATAATGTAAAGAGGTTTTTTAAAAAAAGTTGAATGGTACCCCGAAGGATACCATTCGTGTTTTAAACATCGACCTAAAGACCTGACCAGGCTAGCCAAATAATACTTGGAGCTATCATAAATGATATACCAATATATAAGGTTAGTTCTGCTAACTCTTTAAGGGCCGATGAGATATCATCATGTTTTTGCACGATGTTGAGTAAAGTTCTCATCTTGTATCTCCAGTAGAAATTGTTTCAAATATCCACTGAGTTTTCGCTGCTCACCAGAACCTATTCTTGAATAAATTCCTTCTTCTTTGATGCCCCAGCAGACCCTAAATGAATCTTCCTAGGACGCCTCTCTTCTGGAACTTCAACTCTGGCATTCACCACGAGAATTCCGTTCACAAGGTCGGCACCATCTATAACGACAAACTCGGAAAGACGGAAGTTCTTTTCGAATTTACGGGATGATATACCTTTATGTGCATATTCGCGATCATCATCTTCAGCCTTTATACCTTTTACTAAAAGAATCCCGTCCTTTACTTCTACGGAAATATCTTCTTCCGAGAATCCAGCAACTGCTAGTTCAATGATAAAGTGTTCATCATCTACCTTAACAACGTTATGGGGTGGATAGTTATCTTGAGCTCTTCCAGCTGTGTGGATTCTTTCAAGTTCGTTTAGTATAGGTTCAAAGCCTATGAATAAAGAACGTGGCACGTTCATTGTATTTCTTACCATTTTAGTTTCCTCCTATATATAGCAAGGTTATTATGTGGCCCGATTATTCGGCACCACTATTATTTATACAAGTAGTAACACTTGTTTAAACAATTCTTTTTAGAAACATTTGTTAATGACTTTATTGAGTCTGCTACATTTCATAAATTTATGAAAATGTTTCCATTGTTTTTTAAGTAGTTTTTTCATTTTTGCTATTTCCAATATTGTATTTTGGACATAGCTGCCATTCAACTTTTTCTTTGTAGGGTATTACTTTAATTTGCCTCAATGGAGCTACATCCTTACTTTGCTCTGGATTGAGAACTGTTATTAAGCCCCAATCAGCAAGTAGTGTTGCTATTGTATTCCTGCGATGTAAATCATTCTCTATTAAGTTAGATGGTTTGCCATCTAGCAAGAATAATTCTTTAAAGTGAACAATAAAGTATCTGCCTTGTTTATGTAATATATGACAAGATTGATATAGCTTTTGGTCTTTCCGACTAGCTACACCGATACGTGTTAATGTTTCTCTAATCTTTAGGAAATCATCTGGTTCGTTGAGAGAGACTTCCAACATATCTGCTGGAGTCCAGTTTTTAATTTCAATATTATTTTCGTTTTCCACCTTTATACATCCTTTTTTTCAATGTTTCCAACTGTTCATTATTAAGTAAGGATAGTACGGACTTAGCCTTTTCATTACTATATCCATAAT